GTATGACTATGGCCGTTATGCGATTCAGGCAGGGAGGTTTCCTACCCCATCCAGAAGATTATGAAGACGAAAAGTCAGAACCTAGGATTATGGAGTATTATTAATGGCAGCAAAATTAGGATTTGAAATAGTTAAACAAGCAATGCTCAAGTTGTTAATGAAAAAAGGCGACGATGGCATTGTATTAACTTTGCCTAAAAACGAAATTTTAGATTTAAACACTAGAATTACCATGGATCGATTAATTAGAAATAATATTGACCCTAATTCTCTTACATCACCAGACCAAGTTATAAATGTATTAGATAACATTGATAACGCAAACAAACCTAGAGTCATTCCAGGAACAAGTGCCGAAGGCAAAGCCATTACAGAAAAATTATTTGGTAAAAAAGGTGAAGTTATAGAGTTTCCACAAAAAAGAACTTTTAAAGAAGAAATAGAAGCCATGAAAAAAAGTGGTGACATTGTAGATGTTGAAGATGTTAAAATTAGTGAAAAAATTACCGACAGAGAAATGTTTAAAAATTCTAATTTAAATAAAAAAGATTCTGTTACAGAAACAGTTTCTTACATAAAAACTTTAGAACCAATGGATGCTATGAAAGAAGCAAACTTAGTTATAGGTAGAAAAGATAAATACAAAAATTTAACACCAGAAGAATCTAAAAAAATATTAAAAGATACGGAAGATCATATATTTGAAAGAGATATACCTGATGAAGATTTTGCTAAAGGCGGTCGTGCAGGATTTTACACAGGTGGTATCACAGACGTTGAACCGAGTCTGGATGACATCGGTCATGGCTCAGATTCATTGATGTCTAGAACAAGATTAATGTCACCAGGTAGTCAGACAACTACATCAACAGGATTAAATTATTTATTGGCTGAAGACAATGATAACCTAAGAGTTCCATTTGCAAAAGGTAAAATTGCAAAAGAAATTTTAGACAAAGGTCGTAGAGGATTTATGAAAGCCGCAGGCGCAGCTGGTGCGGGTATCGCTGCACTTAAAACAGGATTATTAGGACTTGGAGAAAAAGCTGCTCCGGTGGTAGAAAAAGTTGCAGAAACAGTTTCTGAAACTGCACAAGGTGTGCCACCATACTTTTACAGACTTGTAGAAAAAATTAAATTTATGGGTGATGACATAACAGAAAAAGCTGCCACACAAGACAGACAAGTTGTTAAGAAATATAAAGATTATGAAATGACAGAAGATGTTGCAACAGGAGAAATTGTAATTAAAAAAAGAAACGAAGGATCTTTTTATGATCAAGATGGAATAATTTCTGATGAGTATATAGTTTATAAACCAGGTCAAGCAGATGAAGCGACTAAAGGTAAAAGACCTCCTGATGAATACGAAGAGTATACTGTAAGACCAGATGCTGAAGGTAAATTAAGAGAGACTGAAGGTGGACTAGATAGTATAGATGAAATACTAGAAGAAGTAGGTGATCTTGATGCTATGACACTTAAAAAAGCAGAAGGCGGTCGTATTGGTTTTAATAAAGGTAAACTTGTAATGGAAGGTGGACGTAAGTTTTTAGAAAAAGTATTTGGTAAAGAAAAACTTAAAAACATAGTTGATAATGACCCTGAGCTAGAACAAGGAATGTTAGAAGTTGTAGAGATGTTTAGAAACAAAGACAAAGAAGGTCTAAAAATGTATTTACAAAAATATTTGCCTCACATGGATGATGCAGAGATAGAAGACTTTATTGTAGGTAGTGGTGACTCTGCAGGTATTGAAGGACAACTAATTAGACTTGGTAGTGGTCGAGACTACAAAGGTAAAATAGACATGATAGAGGAAGCTAACAATGTTAGAAAACTAGAAAACTTTGACGTTGAAGGTGTAAGTAAAAATGCTGAAGGCGGACGTATTGGTTTATTTTTAGGTGGAGGACTAACTGCAGGAAAAGGTTTGCTTAGAAATATGTTAAACTTTATGGCTGAGAAAGCTACACACGGTAAAAAAGGTTCCGAAATTTTACAAATAGTAAACCCTAAACAACTTGATCCATTTTTAAACGATCCTAGAACTATGGGTAAAGTTAGTTCAGAAGCACCAGCAGGTATTCCTGAAATAATTAATGCTAAGAAAAAAGAAATAACTAAAGACAGAGCTAGCATGGTTGGAGATATTATTGGTAGTGCAAGAAAATTTAAAAAAGTTGATGACGATATAATTAATTATAAAAAATCAATAATTAATGACATGGTGGGTAGGGGTATTGATAAAGAAACAGCTGCAGAGATGGCTGAAAACTTGGCAAAAATGGTTGAAACAGGTGCTGGTAAAAAAACTAGCCCTAACATTACAGACCAAGGTTTATTAGAATTAGAAAACATACAAAAGAATTTACTAACTAAAGATCGTAAGTTACAGGCTCAAGGTGGTCTTACAACTATGTTAGGAGAATAATGGCTTATAAAAATACAGTAAAAGATTATTCACAAATGATCGGATTCTTGACCCGTGATAAAACGACTGACGTTCCAGGGTCCATGGCCCATGGATTACGAACCGGGTTATATGATGGTGGAAGAGCAAACTATTCTTTGGGAAATACAGTTAATCCAATTACCCCACAAAATAATTTAATGGACATGACGTTAGAAGAATCCACAACAGGTCCTGATGGTTATCCAATGACAGCAGGTCTTCAAACAATTATACAAGTTCCTAAAGCACTAAAAGCTATTGACTCAGGAGCAGCTACTTTTAATCAAGCTAAAAAAATAGTAACTGATTTCTATAATAAAAGACAGGCTTACACTGGTGCAAATCAAAAAAAAAATTTTACTCCTGAAAAAAATTTTTTATCAGTATTAAAAAGTTTTATGAATAAATATACAGGAGGAAGTCTTTCTCAAGCTTCTAGAGATTTAGGTATAAGTAGAAATACACTTAAAGGCATAAATGAAAGAATTAATTTTCAAGAAACAGGTAAAAGAGTTTCAAGTGGGTTAGGACAACCTAATATAAATGTTCCGACTATTGCTGCACCTGAAAATGGTTTGTATTACCCTGCTCTAACAACTAAAATGAAAAATGAACCTTTAACATTTAAAACTTTAAAAAAAGAAAAAGATGAGTTTGTAGATGCAGAATCTGTGGGTCATTATTTAGGAATGGTTTTTGAAAGAACTTCTAAAGGTTCTAAAACTCAATTAGGTAAAACTCAATATGATGCTTTTCAAAAAAAATTAAAAGACCTTGGAGTAAAAAGTAAAGATAGGCCAGGAACAACAGGTTCTAAAATTTTTAGTATTAATGATACAATTACTAAGTTATTAAAAAATCCAAAAAAACTTGTAAAAGGTCAAAGAATAAAAGATGCTGGTAAAGATAGGTATACTCTTGAAAAAAAATTTGATCCTGAATTATTTTCTATAAGAGCAGGTTTAATAGATAGAGTTGGTAGCCGTGCAAAAGGTTTAGATGTTTTTCAACCGAATGCTGTTGATGATATAGGACATCCTTTTTCTTTATCTAAGTCTATAAAAAAATATGATAAATTATTTAAAGACTCAAATATAAACAGTATAAATACTTTAGTTTATCAAGATCACACATTAAATACTACATTACATAAAGTGACTGGATTCGAAGGTCGATATGAAAAAATGTTTGATGAACTTGTAAAACTTCAAAATAAAAAAATTACACCTAAGATTCAAGAACAATTAATTAATATTAAAAATCAAATGAATGTAAATTATAATGATTATATTAAAACTCTTTCTAATCCAAAAGAACTAAAAGAAATTTTAAATAAAAATGAATTAAATTTTGCAGACGATTTTGTAAAATATCTTTCGAATCAAAAAGACAGAGTTCATAAAATAGATATAAACGTACCAAAAGTTGGTGACACCTTTAAATCTAAAGATGTTTTTGTAGATATGTCTAAAATTAATCCAAAATATATAATGGGATATGTAAATCAAATAAATCCAAGAGCTAAAAAATTTAAAGATTTAAGTATGTCTGAACAAGCCATTTTTAAACAAAATGCATTAGACCAAAACGCTGACATTGTTTCTGAGTATTATAAAAAAGCAAAATACCCTATTGATGATGTTGAGGCAGTTAAAGAAACAATTAAAATGGATTTTGCAAAAGGAGGACCTGTGAATATAAATTTTAATATGCGACCTGGATATGGAAGAGGTTATTTAGTAGAGGGTGCCAAAAGTAAAAGCGTTCAAACAGCTAAAAAATATATAGCTAAAGCGTTTAGAAATTTAGGTAAAAGTATTAACGTTGGTTTAGGTCCAACAGGTATACTTGCATTAAACACTGCATTAGGAACTGATCCAACAGAATTTTTAGATAGAGTTGGTTTAGGTTTGGAAGCTACGTTTGCTAAACCATTGGTATCAGGTGCAACAAGTGTAACTGATAAAATAAAAAATCCAATGTTAAGAAAAATTGCAGAAAGAGCTGCACTAGCTGGAATGTCCCCTACTATGGCAATGAAAATTGCAAGAGTTGCATCACCACTAGGTATTGCATCATTAGCTGGAGAAGGACTTTACCAAGTCGGTAAATTAGGATATGAAGATCAAAAGAGATTTAACGCACTATCGCCTGAAGAACAAGCTGCTGAAAGAGCTGAACAGGAAGCATTTGCATTTGATATAGAAGGGTCATAATGAGTAAAAATAGAAAACCACAAAATAAGAAACCAAGTTTAGCACAAAAGCTTCAAGCTAATCCTGGTTATAAATGGTGGGCAGTACCACCTAAAAAGGGACCGCTATCACAGGGGTTGAAATTACCACCAAAACAAGCTAAGAAAGTCTAGGAGAAAATATATGGCAGATATAGATAAGTCTCTCCCTAACGATAAACGACCTGACGAAGTTGCAGAGGAAATTAACGTTGAGGAGATTGAAGAAACACCTAAAGGCGCAGTAGAAATTTTAGAAGACGAAGAAGGAGCTACAATTGATTTTGATCCTTCACAAGTTGACATTCCAGAAGATGGCGGCGATCCTTTTGCAAATCTAAACGAATTACTTCCAGAAGAAGATACTGATGCCATGGGTAATCAGTTACAACAAGATTACATGGAATATAAAATGTCTCGTAAAGAATGGGAACGAGCATATATAGAAGGTTTAAGCTTATTAGGATTTAAATACACAAACAGAACAGAACCGTTTCAAGGAGCAAGTGGTGCAACTCACCCAGTTCTTGCAGAAGCAGTTACACAGTTTCAAGCTTTAGCTTACAAAGAATTATTGCCTGCAGATGGACCCGTTAGAACAATGGTAATGGGTAAATCAGATCCACAAAAAGAAATGCAAGCACAAAGAGTTAAAAATTTTATGAACTATCAGATCATGGATCAGATGAAAGAATATGAATCTGATTTTGATCAAATGTTATTCTACCTACCTCTCTCAGGTTCTACTTTTAAAAAAGTTTATTATGATGATTTATTGGGACGAGCTGTTTCTAAGTTTGTTCCAGCAGATGACTTAATTGTTCCGTATACGGCTACCTCATTAGACGATGCAGAATCAGTCATCCACGTTGTCAAGATGTCAGAAAACGAATTAAGAAAACAGATGGTATCTGGTTTCTATTCTGACATCGAGTTGACAAAACCAACAGATACAAACACAAATGATTTAGAAGAAAAAGAGAGAGAAGTAGAAGGAGTTACAAAATCCCAAAGAACTGAAGCCTTATATACAATTCTAGAATGCCACGTTAATCTAGACTTGGAAGGTTTCGAAGACCTTGGCCCCGACGGAGAGCCAACGGGAATAAAATTGCCTTACGTCGTTACAATCGAAGAAGGCAGTAGGAAAGTTTTGTCTATTAGACGAAACTTTGCGCCCAATGATCCAAAGAAAAATAAAATCCAATATTTTGTCCACTTCAAATTTCTGCCAGGACTAGGATTTTATGGCTTAGGATTAATTCACATGATTGGCGGATTGAGTCGTACTGCAACTGCGGCTCTCCGTCAGTTATTAGACGCTGGAACATTATCCAACCTACCCGCAGGATTTAAGCAAAGAGGTGTCAGAGTAAAAGATGATGCCGCAAATATACAACCAGGAGAATTTAAAGATGTTGACACTCCAGGTGGTAATCTAAAAGATGCTTTCGTATTCTTACCTTACAAAGAACCATCAGCTACACTATTGCAGTTAATGGGAATTGTAGTTCAAGCAGGACAGAGATTCGCGTCCATTGCTGACATGCAGGTTGGGGACGGGAATCAACAGGCCGCTGTTGGTACGACCGTAGCTCTTTTAGAACGTGGTTCAAGAGTAATGT